GGTTGCATAACATCCATAATCTTATCAAAGATCTTTTTACCAAACTGATAAAGGAATACTTTACCTTCGTTTTGTGGATTTGATGGATCTTGTAAGACAAGAATGTTTGTTACATAGTGGAGTCTACGTTTTTGAGTTCGAGCCTTGTCTTTGTCTGACTCGATACCTGAGTTCCAGAGTCGCGAGTTGAGTTCGCCAACTGGATCAGGTTGACCAATAGAAGTAAGGCTGTTTTCGATATACCAAAGACCGGTTGGTCCTTTGAATCCGTGATCCCAGTATCTGACCCATGGTAGGTCTTCGCCTTCTTTGGCTGGGAGGAATCGAAGGACTGCATATCCATTTCCTGCTTTATCTACAGTTGGTTTCCAAATTCGCTCATCGTCATAGTTCTTCTTTTCAGTTGAACCACCACCTACAGCTTCTGCTGCTTGAACGAGTTTAGAGATTTGATCGCGATTGCGTTTAAGATTTTCGAAAGACATTTGTGTTTCCTTGTATTGCTGAAATATTGCTGTATTATACCACAGTATGACTGTAATGTATACCTATATATAATCATCTTAATCCATAAATGCAGAGTCGAGGTTATTTCCTCGAGGCAAGAAGTTCAAAGCCATTGCCTCTGCTTCAAGTTTATCTTTGATGATTGGTGATACGAACTTCTTTACATCTTCTGGATCTATACTATTCTTGTCACACAAATATAGTATAGCTTCCATGTATGAGATCCTTAAATCATTGACTGTCGTTTCAATTAGTTTCGAAAAACGATTCTTGTTTAGAAATTGGTTTTCTACATTCATTTTTTACCCAGTCCCTTACGTCATAGTTTGGTTTCCAACCTAGTTTTACTAGGTCTTGATTTTGTGCTGTATTATTGAGAGCTTCGCAGTCGTCTCCATCTCTTACTGGTACATCGTAGCCAGCCAAGCGTGCAAGATCAGAAACATTGACACCAACACCAGTGCCAACATTATAGGTTGGGAGTTTGTCTGCTGTTCCTGTATCAACGAAAACCATGATCGCATTGACAATATCATTAACATGAATAAAATCGCGAATGTGATTGGTGGAATATTGTAAGGTACCATTTTTTAATCTCCCCATAAACATATCCTCACGAGCGCCAGGACCATAAACGGTTGTAAATCGTAAGCCAACTTGTTTAGACTGACTGTAAGGATTATTTATAGCTGTAGCCTCGTTAGCAATCTTACTCATACCATATGGTGATAAGAACCAGTTATGCACACATGATGAAGAAGCATATACGAGTGGTACTTGATTTGCAGCACATAAGGTTTGTATATTCTTAGTGTTAACAACGTTGTTTTCCCAATATTCCCATGGATATTGTCTACTACGTCTAACGTTAGCAATGGCTGCTAAGTGTACCACAAACTCTGCACCCATCAGTTCAAAGTCTTTAACGTCAGTGTTGCTTTTTCTATCCCATTCTAAAACATTATGACCATCCTTCTTTAATCGTTTCACAAGATGAGAGCCGATGAATCCACCGGCTCCAGTCACAGAGATTATCATTTATCCATTACCCTTAATAGTATAGTGTCTGAGTTAATCCTACCATTAGGAACACTCGTCTTGGTGGTGAGTGTCTTCCATTCTTTATCTACCTGATTAGGAGTCTTGCTAAGTACGATAGGAATAAACGCATCAGGCTTTCGAAGTCGAGTAGTACGACTCAATGATGTATCGAAGTTTTTCAATGTCGTACCACTGACTTCGAAGCCCTTTGCTGAATTAGTCACAAACTCTGTAATACTACGAGTCTTCGTATTGAAGGTAAAGAGTCGTCGAGCACCGATCACTGAGAGAGGAGCTATAGACATGATCTTGTACTCGGTATCTTCCTTCTTATATTGCAGTTTTGTGACTTGTTTGTCTGCTGCTTTGGGTTGTTTTACACGTGATTTACGAGTAGCCCTAGCAGCAGACTGAAGGCGATCTAGATCAGTGAGCATTGACTCACATGTACTAATCCTAAACTTCAATTGAGTCTTAGATAAGTGCGAGTATCCCTCTACTGCTTGTGGATCTGCCTTCGTATGAGCGTCCTGGTAATCTGACAACCAACCTTCTACGACTTCACGTACAGGTTTAGTAGCAGACGCGGGAAGACCATGACGCTTAAACTCTTGGTATAGATCGAGAGTTGCTTTTTCACCTTCGATCCATTTATCTTCAAGATCAAGTAGATCTTGCATGATGGTATTACTAATCTTTCTCTGTAGCCTCTCCATAGGAGAAATGGATGGACGTGCATCTGAGTCACGTTGTTTCAACATCTTCTCATTGTATAGTTCTTTACCAGATACGATCAATTCTGACAACCACTTAGATAGTCCATCAGAGTACTGACGTGTACGATCAGTATCATCCTTCTCAGTCGTATGCGTCAACCAAAATGCAGTGGCTGCACGTGCTGGAAACGCATAGAACTTGTATTCGGGGTTTGCTAAGATGTACTGTAGGTTAACAGACTTCTTATGCTTATCTTTAACGTATGCCTTCAACACCTTTGACATGTCTGAGTTTGACATCTCGAGTTGGAAGTATGATAGTACTGCCTCGAAACCCTTTTCGATTGGTACACCTGAAATGCCTGTACGTACACGACGTGGTAGTTTCTTTTGCTTTCTCACAGCCATTAGCCTCTCCTCATTTTTGCATATATTTCTGGGTTATCTCCTCGACCGACCGGTACGGTGTTTGATTTGTGGAGTGTTGCGAGTCCGACGATGTATTCTCCTGAATACTCATTGACTCTAGCTTTTCTCGCGATGGGTGTAATGATGTCCGACGTCTTGACGCCGCTACGTGTCTCTGTATAATTCGGAATACTCGCGCCACTTGATTTCTCCGCTGATTTAAGTTGAGTAGGATGAACACCATGTGACATGAGCCACTTATCATGTTCAGCCTTTGCTTTTTCCCAGCCTGGCTTGCGATGAGACTTTTTAGATTTATGTACAACTCGTGCACGTATCATATGCATAGTCATGTTAGCTCCTTCTCTATTATAGATCTATTCTACCATAGTTTTGAGCTAATGTACATGCTTTTTTTTATCCACCAGCTAATTCTTTTTCTACAGCTGCGTTCAACTCATCCCATGCCTTCGTAGCACTGACCTTACCCATCAGCATCTTACTGCGAGCTAATCGATTACGTAGTACCTTACGTGCTTCGATGTCTGTATACTCAAGGAGTACGTAAGCGCGATACTGAGTACCGTTTGCTACCAACTTAGACTCTTTTACTGTGTAACCAGCAACGTCTGCATCTGCGATTAGGTTACGAGTTACCTGTTCGAACTCATGAGTTAACTCATTCTCAAAGTCATCTGCACCTACTTTACCCTTAAACGTCTTCAACTGAGAACGAAGACGACTCTCGATACGATCTGCAAGTGTAGTCTTAGCAGCAAGTGCAGCGATATCCATCGAGAGTTGGATGTCAGGAGTTACAGCAGTGCCAGTCGCATACACAGCATCTTTATCATCTGGCATATTCGTATACCAACTTGGTGCTTCATCGATCTGATCTTTGACTTGATTTTTCTTATAATCATACTCAACTTGAGACATGACTGAATTCGGTGGGACTTTGGCACTACATGCAGCTAAGCTAGCAGCCATGCCTATGATAACGATCTTCTTCATACTATACTCCATTTAATCGTTGTACTAATGCATCTCTCATGCCTGAGTCTACAAAAAACTGAGAAATATCTGGCTGTAATATAGCAAGCAGTATGCCTACTAATACACCAATCACGAACTGACTCATTATATACCTCCTCCTGACACTAGTATCGTTAGTAAGCCACTAATGCCTTGATGGTTTTCTTCAATGCCGAACAAGAACTCTCCTAATGTACGTTGTTTAGCTTTTACTTCCTTTTCAACTACTATGACTTCAGGAGGTGGAGAGTTCTTACAGTCGTACTGTTCAAACGCTGTAATAGTACTACCATCCTTGTAGATGAATTCTTTACGATAGAAACACTCTTGTGCTTGAGCACTAGTCCCAATCGTTATCCATAGCAACAGTATCGCGATACCTCTCGCCATAATACTTCTCCGCATATTGTGGTGCATCAGTCCAATGGTTGTAGTTTACATC